TTCAGTCTCTTCGCCGCCGACGAAACTACTGCTGGCACCCCTGATATTCCTGCGATAATACCGTTCAAAACCGCCGCCATAATATCTTGTAAAGCACCACCAGTCAGTTCACCCTCGCCCATTTTTATCGGGGCGGACGATGCCCCACTATCGTTTTTTACCAAACGTCTCTTTCGTCCTCCAATACCACTCATACCCGAGCCAACCGGATTGCTCGTCGGCATATCCCCATATGACGTGGAGCCAGTCGCCGCGTTCAACTGTTCCACCTCCAACTTCGGGTCAAATCCGAGAGAATTAGCGGGTATCGGTTTCGCATTCGCAAATACACCAACATCCGCTCCTCCACTACGGCCACCACTCACAGCATACCCACCACTCATCCCAGGCCTACCGCCACTCATCCCAGGCCTACCACCGCCACTATCACCGCCACTATCACCGCCATATCCATAACCCAACAACTCCAGCACACCACCGGCGGCCTGACCGTAGGGATTACCCGATGAAATCAGCGCCTCTTTCAGGGGTTCACCAACCACATCCAAAACCGGCTTGATATAATCCTCCCAAACACCCTTTATGGTATCATAGGCATCAGAAATCGCCTCGGTAAAATCACCCCAGTCATTATACCACGCACCACCATAATAACCAGCACCACCCTTACTCCTCTTGAATAAATCCTCAACAAACATCATCTCATCTTCGGTCAAATCCGTCGGTATATCGGGCATCTTCGTCATACGGCCAATCTTCTTACTCTCCATCATACGATTACGGCCACCCTTGAAATCCTCCAGCGAAGCAAACCACGCGCAACCAACTTTCGGTGGCTCACCAGAACCGTCCATATTACCAACTTGAACCTTCGTCGCCAAAGGGAATTTCGGTTTAGCCGACCCACTCAACGGGTTAGCGAAATCCTCCACGCCCGGATTTCCCGCCTCTCGGAAGGGCATCGTGACACCCACATTCGTCGCAGAATTACCGCCAATACCACAACCCATCATACCGCCACTCAAAACATTCGGGCGACCCTGCGCGGCGTCGCTAATCATCCCTATCGGAGTGTATCTAAAAGCCTGACCGATATCGTCCATAAAATTACCGCCAAACGCCTTCAAATCCGCCTCCGCTCTATTCTCTCGTTCAACACGAGACAAATCTCTAGGGTGGTTATATGCCGCGCCCATTACATCCCGATATTGTGTATCAATTCCGCAGTCAGAACCATACCCCCTACCAACAAAATTAGCGGGGGCGTGGCGTGCCGCACGATGATTAATCGCGTCAACCGTAGAACTTATCCTTCTATTGTAAGCCGTATCCATTTTGTTATACAATCATTAGATTTTTATTTTTATGCTATATTTCATAGTTATACCATAAAAACGATTGATTTCTCTCGGATTAGCACCTTGAGGCCAATTTCATACGACCGCCAATACCGCTTTCGCCTTTACCAAGTGCGGATTTTGCTGCGCTCACGGCGTCCAGAATTGCCTCCTGTGCCTTCGGGGCGACATCAGCAACGGAGTTAAGAGCAGAAGTCTCAACACCACCGACAAGGCGGAGGTGGCGCTCGCTCACGGGCTTCATTTCGGAGGCCGCAAGAACATCACTCTTCGTGAGGATACCCGTGTAAGTAGAACTGACACCCTGCGAGGTAATAAACAGACCGCTATTCACGCACATCAAGCAAATTTCAACATCACCCGGAGCCAAGTCATAATTTTCAATTGATAAATTGAACTGTAAATTGAAACTACCTAGGGACCCGGCCGCATAAAATTCCTCTACAATAGGGATATCCTGACCGAAACGCAAACACAAAATAGAGCCTGCGGTTTGAACCAGTTGTTCCCTTGTATTGTAAACCGCGCCTGGGGCTAGGGCTGGAGGGAGGTATTTGTTCGCAATACCCTTAAACTCAAGCCACGTCTGGTTCGTAGTTTTAGCGGACATACGATACAAGGTCTCTTGAGTGGCGTTAGCAAGCAAACCAGACTGGTTATTCCAGTTAATACTGATACCAGTAATGGGGTAGAAGCAGTCGGCATCACGGTTAGTCTGTGCTGACATCGGCTTTCGGGCGACGATACACAACATATCGGGGACTTGATTTAATTGAATGTTATTGCTGGGGATTGTTCGTGTAGCGGGGATGAGGACATTCGTTCCAGACACGGCGGCGGCGGCAATAGGGTTAGTAAACGTAGTCAAATAACGCGGGAAATCAACATAGTCCACCACATTCTTCGAGGGGAGGATTTGCGAAGGGTGAGGGGTAAGCATCTGAAAGTGAAGTTCAGCACCAGAAACAGCCGTCAACTGGACGCTGTAGTTGGCAATCTGCGCGAGTGTAGCACCGCAACGCCACAGACGAGTAGCATTTGCGGAGAGATTAAAAATGAAGTTCATATTGGTCACGCCATACAAGCCCATCTGGTTCGCCGAGAGATTAGCGAAATGAAAGGGGGACAAAAAGAGGGGTTCGTAAGAAGTGAATGTAAGTTCCACAACACGAGCGCTGGCACCATCACCGATAAGTTGCTGATTGGCGTTGGCGGTCACGGGGGTAGTCTGCTGAAGGAGGTCAATAGTGTAAGCACCACGGGACAAAAGGGAGTTATCGGCGGCCTGCGCCCACGAGCCGTTGCTGTTGTTATTCGCTCCTAACTGGTCGCTATATTTCTTATAGGTATCAGTAGCAAGAGGAGCAATACCGTTCCAGCGAGCGAGGGCACGGTCATCACCATACATACGGAGCAACTGGGGCAACACATCACGGATATTCACCGAAACGCTGTTGTTATTCACCTGAACCTGAAGGGTAGTTGCGCTCATATGAAGAGGCAGGGGGGCAAGGGCATCACGATTACCCAAGTCCACGAGGTATTGACCTGCGGCGGGAGTTCCGCTGATAGTCAGCCGATACGTAGATTTCCAAACGATATTACGGTCAAGAATAGTGACCTCTGAAGGGGTCTGAATAGAAAAAGTCTGGGACGACGCACTCGCAGAAGTAGCGGGATACACTTGAGTAGTCACATTCTGTCCTGACTTAACCACACCAAAGGGCAAACTGTCGGTCACTCTCATACGGGCGTCCTCCACGAGGACTTTGCGAAAGTCTGCTGAACTCATTTTCGGATTTGTTTTATGCTATTAATATTCAGTTGTTTTTATATATAATTTCATCAATTACATATGAAAAAAAAAGGACGCCCCCGTCCTGTGTATTTTCTTATATTGCGTGTCCCCTCACGATGTATTTCCTCACCTCCACCAACATCCATTTCTCAACTAACTCATTCACCACCCTCAACATAAACTCATAACACATCCCCCCCGCACATTTACCCAACTTCATCTTTTCATACATCTCCTTTGAGTAAATCGCAACTTCGCAGTCTGGATACGGGTAGTCAAGAACCCTGCCAAGAAATTCATCACGGACGAGTGTCGGTGATGAATTTGTGTTAATTTGACCGAACATAACTTCAATCGCGCTGTCCTCCTGCTCCAGAAAATTCAACATCTTATACCGCATTTCACTTTCGGTTGCGATTTTGTCGTCGCCCCCATCCTCGGCGTCCTCGTCAATATATTCATCCAGTCCATCGCCAATCTGTCGTTGCTCCCTCACCGCCTCCAACCACCTCTCGGTGTATTGTTTCATCTCCTCGTCCGTCGGGGCGACCTCACGTATTTTTTTCGTCCACTTACACTCAAGCGACGCTTTGAACTGAACCACGTCAAAATATTCACCCGTAAAATCGCTCGTTGCCATCGTCGTCGTCTTTGTCTGTCGTTGCGTCTGGTAGAATATTGAAAATCCATTTCAATTTTTTTTGCCGACTGTGGATTTTGCCGTATCTTACTTTTTTTTTAATCCACACGGGCGTTGTAGAAGTCCTTTCGGCGAAAGAGGATTTTAATGCTCGCAACACAGCCAACCCCTAACTGAAACCGGTGAAGATTTGAAAATTTGTCCTTCCAGAACACCGAAACTTCCACCGCATTTACGGGGGTCGTGCCACGCAAGTCCAACATACGATATTCTGCCGTCGGGGTATATGTAATCCGCACCTGTGAACTCGTGCCTGTCGCACCCTGTAATTCAAAATCCGTTAGGACTGGTGCCGTCACGTTGTTATTTGAATTGCCACCAACCGGTTTTGATACAGTTCCATTCCAGAAGTTAAAAATGACTGGTTTTGATAGTAGAGTGTTTTGAACGGGTAGTAGCGATGTAGAAAATACGAGAGATTGAACTGGCGACCATAAAATCGTCGTGCTATTTTCCTGTGGGACTGTAATCTGCGGGATGGATGCTGTCGCAGTAGATACTGGCGTTAGGGGGAATGTCGGCCTGCTTCCACCAGTAGTATTCTGGTATTGATTATTGTAGGCCACGATTTCGTATTCAGTTCCGCGTGTGAGATTTACTATGTCGTTTCCTTGAAAACGTGTCGGTATTGAGTTCAGTAGAATATACGCTGGAGTATTCATATATAGCGAAATCACGCGTCCAGTAAAGGTGCCTGGGACGTTCGCATTATTTAAAGGTAAATTCTGGTCGTAAGTGTCGTAAGTATAAGGGGGTGCGACTGTCGCCAACGCTGGAGGGACTAGGGGAAAGTTTATTGAGAATAACTCTTGATTAGGGTCATACGTCATCTGGGGGCAGTAATTCTGAAAAATCGCAGAGGGAGTGAGGGAGGTGTTTCCGATAACTGGCTGGCCGTTCGCAATCAATACCGCATTCATCGCAGTAAAAGACGCCTTCAACGCGTTATTCATTATCGCCAACGCTTTTGAAAACTCATACACATAATAATAGGGGTCTTGTAAGTTTTGAAACACAAATGGCGCAGTAGGAGGAGGCAAAGTCAAGTCATCTGGAATAAAAATCCAACTGCTCGGCGTCGTCTGGTAATAAGTGACAGGGGCGGCTGGAACCGCATAATCAACGACTTTCATAGCAAAAGAGTAAATCAGTCTATTCGGGTTAGTATTACCCTGCCCTAACAACACATCCGGCGACCAAATCGGTAATGTAGGGCTATCTAGTGTAAAACGCACAACCGACAACAAATAGTCCTCTGGATAATTAATAATAGGGTTTTGACGCGTCTCTGTAAATGTAAGAGCAGGACTGGTATCACCCGTAAGGGTCGGGTCGTAGTCCGTCACGACATTAATATCGTAATACAAATTGTAGGGGTCGGACGAGTTTAAATTGCCCCTCGTAGTAATTCCACTCATACTGATTTTCCTTTGTTTTATATTCGTTATTGCGATATTGTTTTTATTATTAATTTCCTCGTTTTTATGTGATGCGTCCAAAAACATAGCAATCCAAAAAAAATTGAAATGGATTTCCAACTTATCGGCGGATGACAGTTTCACACAGACAATCAATATGACTACGATAGAAGAAGACGCCTACACCTGCGGAGTTTGCGGACACAATTTCAAAGCGAACGACGACATCGTCATTTTCGCGGATAAACAAGGACGAGCCTGCTGTGATTATTGCCCTGATGAGGCCGAAGAAGAAGAAGTGTGCGACGACGAGCAACGCTCCTACGGCCCTCGTGGCGCTCCTGCCCCCGAAAGCGACGACGAAGAAGACGTGGACGCCCGCGACGCTCCTAACATCTACCCCTATAAAAAATGCTCCGTTTGCGGAGAACGAAAAAGTTGCGGAAATTACAAAGAAAACGACTGGTTTTGCGAGGGATGCTGGAGCGGGGCGAAATGCGACGACTGCGGAGGTCCCATCCGTGATACGGAAAACCTTGATACTTGCTGGACGAATGACGGTGAAATCTTCTGGTGCGAATACTGCCGTGAAGAACACGTGGAAGAATACATCCGCGAAAGGGACGGCGAGGACGACGCGTGCGACTGCTGTGGCGAACATTTCGCGGAACTCAACACCGCCGAAGACGCTGAAGGAGAGAAAGAAACCTACTGCGACGGGTGCTGGAAAGACAAGATTGAAGACGGATGCGTCTGGAAAGACGAAAATGGTGAGTGGGTGTGCTAATCATCCTCCTTTAGGTCGGGGTCTTCTAAAATATAAGCACATTTCTCGGATAAAATGGCCTGTGGATAGTTCTTCGCTATGGTGACCCAGCGGGAACTCAATTTTTTTATTTCTTTCATCATCTTCGGTGTAATACCGATGTAATTTTCAAGCACATATTTCGTGCTTTTCGTCATCACAGACATCGGGAAAATCGTGACAAAATGACACTCGTTTAGCATCTGGCGCGTCGTCTGGCGGTCGCTCGGTAAATGGAATGTAAGAACACAACTAATTTTATGATGGCGTCCGGTCTGTAAAATCTGGTCTAGTATCTTGAAAACCTCTTTACGGTGTGCTTTATTTGCGATGGTATCACAATCATCAAAAATCACCATACTCTCCGCGAACTCACTCGCCTCAATCGGGTCGCTCACCAACGTATCATCTATCTTCGGGCGTTTCAGGTTTTTTATATCATCCACGCTCACATCTTCGGGTAAAGTGGAAAACATATAGACGGGTCTATCTGGGAACTTCTTTGTATACTCTTTACATATCATCTTCGTATAATATGACTTGCCCGAACCCGACGCACCAACCACATAC